GTCCGGCTTTCTTGCTCACAAGTTTGACCTTGAGCTCAGTTTGATCTATGTCCTTGCGGATTTCTTTGGTGCTCATTCCGGCCAACATGGCATCAGTTCTCAACGCACAGAGTTCTTCTGAAAGTTCTAAACTGATATACACGCCCGACAGTCCGGCCTGTAGCCAACTGAGTGCTATGTTCATCATGACCAAAGATTTACCTGATCCAGATCCGCCTGCGAATATATTCAGTTCGCCGCGGCTGAATCCACCATACAGGATCTTGTCCATCTGTGGCCACCCTGTGCTTACTTGTCCACCCGAGTTGAAGTATTTGTTGATACGAGCTTTGGGATCTGACCAATAGTCTGTGCCCATGTCCTTGGTCAGGCTGATCTGTACAGCATCTTTGATCAGTTTTTCCACAGGATCATACTCGCCTTTCTCCAGCAAGTCTGCACTCTTCAAGATTGCACGCTCTAGTTCTTGGCGTCTAGTAAAGCCTTCAAACTCGTCCATGAACCACTCAAAGTGTCCTTCATTGAGATCCGGAATATGATTGAGTGCTATGCCAGTTGCGGCCTTGATCTGTTCTGACGTGGGTAGTGTCTTGTGATCATCGCTGTGCTTTGCGATAAACTCAGCCGCGGGTCTCAGGCTACGATCAAAGTTTTCTGGATTATAGATGTTCTGCACACGCACATAACTTTCTGCGTCTTGCAACATCATTTCTAAGAATAGGCGTTGGACTTCAAGTCCGTAGTCTTTTAACAAGTTGTTTCTTCCTTAGTTCTATTTTAATTCGACTGGTTTCTCGAGACTGCATTATAGTTAGCAAAGTTGCCAATCTTCCCCAACGAATCACAGCATCATTGACATCCTTGACATCCGCGGGCCATTCTGGTATACTTACACTCCATCCTAATTCAATGGCCCGATCTACCAACTTCATGCCTGCTTCGTCTTGATCTGGTACCACTATGACTTCCCGATCCAGACTACGTATCAGTCTAGCTTGTGCGTCATTGATTTCGGCATGCAACACAGCCAGGCCACCAATACAGAGTGCATCAAACACACCTTCGACCACAATAACATACTGCCAATCTGCGCCTTGCAAGTCTGTTCCAAACACATAGCCAGGTTGTGTGTCGTGTATGTATTTGGGTTGGCGATTGTCCAACATCCTGCTACTGTAACCTACAACTTTGTTGTCATAGGTAAAAGGAACTATGACCTGCGGCCGAGTCCAATGCACACTGTCATTTTCTATCACAGTCATCACAGGATAGTCCTCGGGCACACCGCGAATGCGCAGATACTGCCAGTGTGGCGAATGCTTGGTTGTAACTAATTCTGCAGCAGGCGGCAGGTCGCGTTCTTCAAATTCAATGCCTTGCAAGGTGTTGCTGAGTCTTTGTCGATCAGACAAGAGTCCTTCCATGTTGCGATGGCGCAGGCTTTCTAGATTGATGCGTTCTATTTCTTCTGCAGGCACACCCAACCATCCCAACAGTTTACGAGCTTTGAAGCTGAGTGTGCGACCTAGAATAAAACTGGCAGTGTATCCACAGTTGAAACAGTGATAACTCCAGCCTGCATCGCTGGGTTTTAGACCGCCCCTGTTGCGGCGATCTCGGGTTTCACCATTGTGTTCACAACATGGAGCATTGAAACTGATCCAGCCCGATGCACTGGGCTTACGTCGTGCAGGCAAATAAGGGATCACATCAATCATACTAGATTATAGCATGACTCTGCAAAAAAATCAATGCTGATTTTGGTTAACGGTAAAGTAGATCTACAGCGTAACCGGTTGTGATGGCCACAACGGCACCTTGATTCTGAGGTGGAACCGGATAGGCAGCTGTGTTTACTCCGCCGGCCGGCACAGGCCAATAGCCTGATCCACCATTGGTCACGGTGATACCGGTTACCACACCATCTGAGTTAATTGTAGCTTCGGCTGTGGCACCAGCACCATTGCCAATTATGTCAATTCTGGGCGGAGCCAAATATCCACTGCCACCATTGGCCACGGTGATTTGAGTCACCACACCATCCACACAAACTGCGTAGGCTATGGCCGGTACTCCAGGAGGATTGATAGTGGCAAAAATACTGTTGTTGAAACACACTCTCAAGAGTGGATGCCACCCGATCACATTAAGATGTATGGTGCGATATTCGTTAAGGTGTGTGGTACTGTCGGTCACATTGTACCAGATGCTTTGATAATTTTCTGCAGCCTGTACTTTCAGCGTGCCAGTGTAACCTACCAGGGTCAGTTGGATAGTGGTCACAGGACCACGTGGCTCAATGTAACTGCTGTAAAATTCGGTATTGAACCAGCTGTTGTACATGGATGTGGTAATGCCAGTGGGATTACCGGTCCAATAAGGATTACCGCCGGGCCAATCATTGTAGCCAGCACCGTCGTAACTGACTTGATTGCTGAGTTCTGTGGTAGGAATAGTGAGTTCGGTACTGGGCACAAATTCTGGCAACACTGAATCTACTATGTCCACAGGAGCTCGTGCTCCGGCCTGTGCATCCACAAACACAGCTTCGGTCAGTCCACCAGGTTGTGTGCGGGCTATACTATAACTGGCAGGTTGCGCTTCTACTGCCAGCAGTTGTTCTGTGCTCAAGGTAACTTTGGCACGCCCTGTGGGTGCGTTGAGAGCGACCATGGGCTCTTCCAAGAGTATTTTTGTACCGTCTTGATTTATGGCTCTGAACACAAATGTGCTACCGGTAATGTTGACAGGCTTTTGATCTTGGTTGATAAACTCAAACAAAATCACATTGTCAACACCTTTGTTAATGGTTAATTTTTTAGCGTACACAGGATCCCACCTATATGTGAATGTAGAACCACTGCCAGTGTCCATCAGCAGGACTCGGGTGCGTTGTTGATACAAATAGACGGTGGTTGAATACATACTGATTATTTATCGGCTGGCTTTTGGTTATAAATATCTCAAAACTAACAACATGGCCAACGATTTATTTGCAAAATTAGCAGAAAAGTATCCGTTTATAACGCTGTGTGTCTACGCCAGCACTGAATACGTGGGTATCATACAAAACCAAGACGATGCAGTGACCACCATCTACGACTTTGGCAACATCAAAGATCTAGAAAGCAAGCGTAGGTTTTTAGAGCTGGCCAACGTTTGGTGGTGGGAAAGTAATCGTAGCATACCCATCAACATATTCTTGAAAAACGAGTGGGATCCTTTCCGCAGTTGTCTACGTACTTTTGTCAACAAGGACTTGGAAATCTTGCACGGACCTGTGTGTAGCCTCAGCGAAATGGCCCGTAAAAAATCCAAACGTAAAAGTATTACTCTGGTTCGCCGGGTTGATTGAGCAGATTCATGTGCAAGGCCACCAAGGCCGCATAGCTGACAGCATGTGATTGTTTGAACACAAACCCACGACTGTCGTCGCCATCCCATACAGTTTTGAATACTTCTTCCCAGGGCTTGTTTTGCAAATGTGCTTTGCCGGGTCTAATGATTGATATAAATGCAGCCATTCTTGGAATGGAATCCGGACGCATGTTCTGCAATAAATCTACATAGTTGCCTATGTGTACCAGTTGCTGTGCCCTGGTTGGATCAGACAATAAACGACTCCAAGGCGGTTCTTGGGCCAACATTTGATCATAGTGTGCTTGGTCCTGGATCAATTGATACACAGTCATGTTCAAGAGATCAATCTTGAAATAACCCAGTTGTTCCGCAGTTTCATAGTCTATGGCGGCGCAGGCATTGACAGGGTCCCAGGGTATGTCTGTTACATAGACTCCACTGTTGTGGCGTCGGACTTGATTGTTATTGATTTGTCGTGCTGGTACAGCATGAATCAACGACAACAATTGATCTCTATCGGCCAAATCTATGTCAATATCTGCGCTCATTACCAACCTGCTTCTTTCAATATTTCTCTTGCATACTCTTGATCAGCCACATAGTCTGAAAATTTCTTCATCCAAACATCAGAATCAATATAAGGCCAGACCATGGCGATTTGTGTGGCATCTAGTTCGCTCAAAAACTTTTGTCCGCTTTCACAATTATACACTATCCAAGGACTGATACGACCTGTGGTCACAGCATAGACCATGGCATTGGTATTACCAAAACGCAGACAATCTCGAGCTGGGCTGTTGTTCTGTTCTTCCCAGTCAATGGCAAACTCCATGGCTCGGGCCAAGGCATCGTTCACATTCTCTACACGCAGATATTCAGTCAAGTATTCTGTATACATGGTATCTCTTGCCCAGTGATCGATCTTTTTGTTGTTCTTCAACAACCACTCAACAAATCTCGGCGGATTGATAGCTCGGACATCCACACAGTATCGACCAAACTTGACAAAGGCACGATAATAAGGACTGGCCGCAAAATCGTCAAAGGTTTTGAGTTTGGCCGACCCTTGCGTGAGTTCGTAAAATTTGAGATAAGCGTGCAAACCTAATTGCACTCCACGCTCGTCTTGTTCTTGGAATCTGCGTTTGGGTTCGCACATGTGAACAGCCAAACTGGTTTCCTTAGCAAAAGTTTTTTTACAATAGCGACAATCGTAGGTCATTTCTTTGTTTCTTGTCCTAGCTCGCGTAGATAAACATCCAGTTCTTTTTTGGTGTTGATCTCGGCCATGACTTCAATTTCATCGTCTTTCATGTTGGGAAATAATTCACTGAGTTGTTTTTTGATTCCTGTGGATCCGGCTTCCTTTTTCTTGGGGGCGATCCACTGATGTCTGTGTGTGCCCATGCCAGGACTCACTGTGGTAGCACACAACCATTGCAATTTAGGATGTCGATTTATGGCAAAGAAATGCTTGTTGAGTCGCTCGTTGGTAGCAATCACATAAAACTCTTGCAGGTCTCGAGAACCTTGCACAGCCGATCCCCAACGTATCATGAGATAGTTTGAAAATTTCTTGCGCTCTTCATCGGTGAGTTCGTCATAGAACTTTCTGTTCTTGCGATCGAACTGTGCCATTTCGTTGGCAATGTTAAGTTTGTGGCTCATCTTTGTTTGCAGAATTATCTTGTGTGTCAGCGGGCACGTATTTCCAGCCTATGACAAATCTTTCTCCATTGGGCTCTCGTGCATACACAACATCATCTTCGTATTCATAGATATATTGTACACCGGGTTTGAGTAGTCCCATGTCACCAGGCCTTGTTGTAGTCCAACACTTCACAGTTCCTGGAAATGTCTTTGACAAAATACACACATTCTGGCTTGCCATTATTGCCCAAGGGAACACAAAGCATCTGTCCATTCTTGAGTTTGGGAGCATACCAAGTGACTTCCTGATACACATCCACAATCTCGATATCTAAAAAACTGGGTCTAAAACTATCAAGAGGATTGAATTGGAATGCCTTGAAGCCACGATCATTGATTGCAGTCAGCGGCAACACTTCTAGATCGCCAAGATCGGGTTCGCCGATCAGGATCTGCCAATCCACAGGCATCTTGATCCTGTGTTCGCCAATGCGAAGAACCAATGCCGGTGCTGTGAAACTTTCTAGAAAGATCAGGGGTATGTAGTGATAGTCAGGATCCTGCGGATTTGAATTATCCAAGATGGCAAAACGCATGTCATCCACTTCTTCGGGTAGATGATCTAATTCAAATGGTTCGTTGTCAAGTGTTAGTATTCTCATACTTTGATTATAACATATTTTACACGAAGTGCAACCTTTACTTCCATTCTAGTTTTTCTTGAGAAAATGGATAGTTGGCTTCTTTGTAATAGGCTTTCCTTTTGGTCAGGTGACGTTTGGCAAATCTACAGGTACTTGTAACATCCCAAATCTGTACATGTTCTTTGTCTTCGGCTTTGCGGATGCCGCGACCTATGCTTTGAATAACACGGACAAAGGACTTACCTGGTTCAATAAGCACCAGATTAAAAATCCTAGGTATATTGATACCCACAGCAGCAACACCATAGGTAGCCACGATGATCTTGCCATCTGCCACAGCCACTTCATCATACTCTTCCTTTCTATCTGCGGCCTTGGTTGCTCCACTCACAAACACAGCATCCTGCAAATGTCCTACCAAGGCTTGCCCTGCGGCAATACGATCTACCAAGACCAAAGTGTTGCCTGTGAGATTGACTTGACGAACTAAATCAGCAATGGTCTTGAGCCTGTCGGGTTCTTCTAAGAGATATTTTAACTCGCTTTGATAATTTGAAAACTCAGCATGATCTACCAACTGTACCACATTCACATGACACTGTGCCAGTACTCCTTGGCTTTGTAGTTCTGAAGCACTGAGCTTGCTGATTACTGGCCCGAGACTTACAAGTAAAGAGACACTCTCAAACTTTTCTTTGGGTATGGTTCCTGTGAGTCCCCAACGTATGGGCACTCGTGCCATGACTCCTGTGAGCAAGGTTTTAAGTGCATCAGCCTTGGCCATGTGTACTTCGTCTACAATAACGCACACTACACCTTCTAGAAACTCGCCTATGGTGCAGTCATCTTCTGTGGTGCCGTTTTTGGTATTCTTAAGCAGAACATTTAGGCTCTGCCAGGTGCATATGGTATGCTGGCGTCCCCATTCTTTGCGATCACCAAAGTACACTCCTACATCTAGGCCCATGTTGATGTAGTCAGCTTCGGTCTGTGTGACCAGGCTCTTGTTGGGCACAATCACAATGCTACGACCGTAAGGTGTGACTGCATCACTCAAGGCCGCGGTCATCACAGTTTTACCAGCACCAGTGGCCACTTCCTGCAGGCACTGTGGATTGGCTAGGAAATTGTTGATGATTTCTACCTGATAGTCACGCAGTTTCATAGGTTGCCCTGCCGCTGGATGACCCGTGGGCCAGGCCACATGACTGTAACTATCTTCGGTAACTTGAGCGAATTCAAATGTAGTAGTGTAGTCTCTTTGATCGTCTATGTCGATGTCATAGTTGAAATCTTCGAGTATGGGCACGATTTCTGGCAATAAGTTTACGTAAGTTGATCCGCCGAGTTGGAAATAACTTACCTTGCCATCCCAACGACCCAATCTCACTGCTGGAAGATATCTAGCATAAGGCACATCATATTTGAATGTGTTTACCAATTTACGCCGTGCGTCCAATTCAAGACCTTCGATCTTGATATTGACTTCGTCGCGTATGACAATAGTGGCTGTTCTCATTGTAAACTTACCCGTGTAACTTGTTGTCGTTGCGCTATGGCTTCCATCAATTGATCTCTGGGCATAGTTTCTATCAACTGAGCCACAGGAAAGCGCAAAGGTAACAATCTTGGGTCCCAGAATGTGGTATATCCTTGTTCAAAGAAAAAATCTTGATGTTGATTATAATAATCTTGCATGTGATTTAATTTATTGGATACTGTATCAGCAGATTCTTCAAACATGCGAACTACAAAATCTGCCGAATAATGACTGAATGGTCGGAAAGCCTGATCACTGATATAGTTATCACGATCATAGGTCAAGTCTTCGAGAGTTTTTCCTATCTCGCAATAGTTCAAACACACAGATCCAAATTGTGGATTGGTAGTGCCAAATTCTTGTGCAAGATTTGTAGACAATTTTTCTGTCTTGGGCATGCCATACCAGGTGCAAACAAATCGTGGCAGGTTACCACGTGCTACACTTTCACAACGATGTACCGCCACATTGAGTTCGGCTAATACAGGAGTCAAGGGATTGGATCTATCTTCTTGTTCTAACAAGCCATGATGTGTTTCAAACACGTGATGCCAGTAATTCAAAGTATCTTGATCATGTACAGAAACAACTCGATCCCCGGACAGATCGGCCATACTCAGTTTGAGTTGATCAATACAGTGATTAATTTGTTCCAAAGCACGAGATTGGGATTGCACCAACGAATCAAATCCATAAAAGCGTCGGTCGTCATCCATGGGCCACGCTGTGCGTCTGTGCATGCGTTCTACCCAAAGATCGGCTAAGGGTGTATCTAGCACTTGGAAACAGAGTTGCAGGTCTTGAAGATCTATAGATAGGATCATGTGTTATTGTAACATATTTAACAACACAAGATCAAAAAAACAGGCACCGAAGTGCCTGTTGTAAAGTGGGTAGTGTTTGAATCTACCCAGGAGCTACCGATTACTTAACCGTTTTTGAGTCCGGTTAACTATTTTTCATACATGTGCTCACTGCTAGAGCACGCCAGTTGGTGTCACTTACCTTGGTCAAGTCTGCGATCTTGAGAGCCATACGCAAGCTCATCTCACGCAAACGATCCTTGTTCTCGTCCATGAAGTCGAGAATTTCTTCACCCTTTTCTGGACTGAACTCATAGTCATTGAACAGTTGTCCTTGACGGAAGATCTGCTTGATGCGCAAGAACTTGTCACGCATGGTGTTGAGTGTAAGGTCCAAGAAATGGCAACGACTCTGCAGGGCCTCTAAATGGTCTTTCATCTTCTTGCTCTGCAGGTTGTCAAATTTCAAATTGGTGATGAAAATACAACCACCCTTGAAGTCAAAGCAATCGGGCACACCTTCACGGCGTAGCATAGCCGAGTCCGAGTTCCAGTAGATCCTGCGCTTCTTGCCAGAATCCAATGCGGCCTTGAGGATGTTCAACGATAAGTCATCTTGGAACACCGAGTCACAGTCGTCAAACACCAGGACATTGTTAGGGTCTGAATGTTTGTACAGTGTGCAGTAAAGACCAATCGGAGTCATGGCACCTTTGATCACTTCGTATTTGATCTTGCGACCAGTGATGCGTTCAAACAGGCCTGACTTTTCTAACTCGTACTCCACACCGTAGCTCTTGCCCACACCAGGAGGACCTACCACGATCATGGCACGCACGTCACCGGCGATGGTTGCACGGGTCATTTCTTGCAGGATTTCAAATCTCTGCCCGATACGATCCATGACTTCGTCATCGGTCTCTACCGGAGCCTGAACCACTACAGGACGATCTGCAACCACACCGTCAGTGACAAACTCCACATCTTCGATTGAATCTACTTTGATACGCACTACATCAGGAACATCTGGGCCAAAATAGCCATCTGCATTTACTGTCACATAGCCTCCTTTGGCACCGGTTTGAAAACCTTTGACTAGATTAAAGATCATGCCGTTTACGGGTTGATTGCGATAACTACCAGACTTGACTAGAATAGTCGACATACAAGCTCCTTTTTTGATTGTTTTAATAATACTATTATACTAAATCGGTTATTTCTTGTCAACCAT